TGACCTACACGATCCGAGTGGTGATGCCCGACGGCACCGGCATCACTGAGCTCATGCTTGAGGCGCCCTGATGGCTCACGTTCGCAAGCTGATCCGCGATGACATCGAGACGACGCTGACGGGACTGGCGACGACGGGCGCTAATGTCTATCAGACCCGCGTCTATCCCATCGCTGAGGATCGCTTGCCCGGTCTTGCTATCTACACGAGCTCCGAGGCGACCGACTACGCGACGATCACGCCGCCCCGGACGCAGGTGCGGGTGCTCAACGTGAGCGTCGACGTCTACGTCAAAGCAAATACCGCCTATGACGACACCCTCGACGCCGCCTGCGTGGAGATTGAGGAGGCGCTCTACACCGACCGCACCCGTGGCGGGAACGCGAAGGACACGCGCATCACCGCCTTCGATAGCGACTTCTCGGGAGACGGCGACCAGCCGGTGGCTCGGGCCACCCTGACCGTCGAGGTCGACTATGTGACGCTTGAGGACAACGTGGAGGTGGGAGCATGACGTTGATTGAGATGAGCGATGGCGCGGCAACTATTATCCGCGTTCGCCCAGATAAGGTAGAATTGATGGAATCGAAGGGCTGGGCCGTGGTGGCTGAGCCTGCTGAAGTGCCGGAGCTTCCGGCTGACGATGACGCCCCAGTGGCATTGGAGGATTAAGCATGGCAACTCACAAGGGCAGCGAAGGCGTCGTCAAAGTCGGCGCAAACACCGTGGCCGAAGTTCGGACTTGGACCATTGCCGAGAGCGCTGACACGCTTGAGGACACGTCCATGGGCGACACGGCGCGCACCTTCAAGTCGAGCCTCACCACGTTCACGGGCAGCCTTGACGTGTTCTGGGACGAGACGGATACCAACGGCCAAGGCGCGCTGACCATTGGCGCCGAGGTGACTTTTGCCGTCTATCCCGAAGGCGACGCCTCCACGGACACCTACTACACGGGCACCGCTATCGTGACCGAGGTGAGCCGCACGGCATCCTTCGATGGGCTGGTCGAAGCATCGGTGAGCCTGCAAGGCACCGGCGCCCTCACTGAGACCACGGTCTAATCATGAGCACTTTGCTGGAGAGGGCAAAGAGCCATTACAAAACCAAACTCAGCGCCGAGCCGCGTGAGCTCCATATCCCCGAGTGGGAGGCGACGGTCTACATTCGACCGGGCATCAGCCTCCACAACCTCGGGGAGATCATGGAGCTCGCAAACGCAGGAAAGAGCGCTGAGGCCATGGTGATGACGCTGGTGCATCGCCTGATTGACGGGGAGGGGCGGCCGGTCTTTCGCAAGATCGAGAAGACCGAGCTGCTCCGAAGCGTCGACCCTGACGTGCTGGCGCGCATCATCGGCGAGATCAACGCCGAGGACGTCAGCGCGGAGGACGTGGCGGGAAACTAAAGGGCGACCCCGACCTGCAAATGCAGTTTGCCCTGGCTGAGCATTTGCACAAAACGGTCGGGGAGATTCGCCAGATGGACTACAGGGAGTTTTTGGGCTGGGCGGCTTGGTTTGAGATGAAGCGGAAGGACTGATATGGCTGACCAAAAGACCGTCCTGACCATCCTTGCCAAAGACAAGACCGCCGCAGCGTTCAAGTCGATCCAGAACGCTGCCAGCAAGACGCGCAAGCGCGTCAATGAGCTCACGCCGGCCTTCGTTAAGTTCGGCGCCGGCGCCGCAACGGCAGCCGCTGGAGCTCTCGCTGCCTTCACTCGGATGTCGATGATCAGCATCGACAATCTCGGCAAGACTGCCGACAAGCTGGGCACCACGACCGAGACATTGGCGGGCCTCCAGCACGCAGCAGAGCTCACCGGCGTCAGCACCGAAACCATGAATATGGCCCTTCAGCGCATGACGCGGCGCGTTGCTGAGGCTGCCGTCGGGACGGGTGAGGCCAAGGGCGCCCTCGAAGAGCTCAACATCGACGCAGCGCAGCTGGTGAAGCTGCCTCTTGATAACAGATGGCCATCGTCGCTGATGCCATGCAGGGCGTGGGCAGCCAAGCTGACCGCGTTCGCCTCGCCATGAAACTCTTTGATTCCGAGGGTGTGGCGCTGGTCAATACGTTGGGCGAGGGCTCGGCCGGTCTGAAAGAGATGATGATGGAGGCCCAAGCGCTGGGAGTCGCTCTTGGCCGCGTCGACACCGTGCAGGTGGAGCAGGCGAATGACGCCATCGAGCGGACCAAGGCTGTCTTTCAAGGCGTTGGCAATCAGCTGGCCGTGGCCTTTTCCCCCATCATCGAGCACGTCGCCAACCTGATCCGCCAATCGGCCCTCGACTCCGAGGAGTTTGGAAGCATCGGGCAGCGCGTGGCCAATGCGTTGGCGAGAGCCTTTGGCTTCGTCGCCGATGCGGTCCTCGGCCTGCGTCTTGTGATCAAAAATGTGCAGATGGGTTTTGCCATCTTCATGCAGTTCCTGCTCGGCGGGATGGCCCAAGCAGCCAAGGCCGTCGACTTCCTCATTGAGAAATACAACGTGCTCGCCCGCGCCTTCGGCATGGATGAGATTGAGACGAGCGTGAGCGGCACCCTTGAGGGCCTAGCCGCTGCCTTTGGCCGTCAGGCTGACCTAATCCGCCAGCAGATCACCGAAGCGCTGGCTGACGGCCTGCCCTCTGAGCGCATCATGCAGACCCTTGAGGAGATCACGGTGGGCGCCCGCAAGACGGCGGAGGAGCTCGCAGGTGTGAAAACGGGCACGGCCCAAGCCCTTGATGACGTTGCGACCAATGCCAAGGACAAGGTGGCCGACCTGCAATCTGATCTTTCTGATGCCCTGATCAGCGGCGTCACGGATGGCAAGGAAGGCATGATGCGCTCCTTCTCCAACATCCTGACCGAGATGGCGTCGCAGGTGCTCAAAAGCCAGCTGATGAACGCCTTCAAGAGCATCTTTCCGGGCGGTGGTGCAGCTGGCGGTGGCCTTGGTGGCATCTTCGGCAGCATCGGCGCTGCCCTTGGCTTCAAGGCGGACGGCGGCAGCGTGATGGGTGGGCGACCGTATATCGTGGGCGAGCGCGGGCCGGAGCTCATGGTGCCGGGACGCTCTGGCGCCGTGATCCCCAATGATCAGCTGGGCGGCGGCGGACTAAGTTATGCCCCCGTGGTGAACATTAGCGGCGGGGCATCGGAGCAGGACCGCGCCATCTTCTCGGCCGAGCTCCGCCGACAGAAGGCCGAGATCGCCGATATGCTTGCACGGAGGCGCTTCTAATGCCGCTTGGATTCCCCTCGATCACGCCCTCCGCCAGCAGCTGGGAGATTATCTCCAACGCTCGGCAATTTGTGTCGCCGCTCACCGGAGCGATCCAGACCGCGCAGCGTGGCGGCACGCGCTGGCGGGCGACGCTAACCTTCGACAACCTCACCGGCGCCGACCGAGCCGTGATGCAGGCTTTCTTGGCTCAGCTGCAAGGCACGGCCAACAACTTCTACCTCACGGACCACTCCTACACCCGCCGCGCAGATGGTTCAGGCACGCCTCGGGTCAACGGCGCAAGTCAGACGGGCAATCAGCTCGTGACCGACGGCTGGACCAGCGGCACTTATGCCTTCCTGCGCGGTGACTTGTTCACCGTCAACGGTGAGCTCAAGATGGCAGTGGCCGATGCCACGATCAGCGCAGGGGCGGCCACGGTCGACTTTGTGCCGGAGCTCCGCGAAGCGCCAGCTGACAACGCGACGCTGACGATCAGCGCGCCCACTGGTATCTTCCGGCTGATCAATCCCGTCAGCGGCTGGAGTAATCAGCCCGGCGTTTTCTCCACTTTCTCTATCGAAGCTATTGAGGACGTGATCGCATGAGCCGGGGGCTGAGCAGTTCCAATGCTACCGCTCTTGATGACGTCCTCATCCGGCCGGTGGTTTTCGTGGAGCTTGAATTCGACGCGCCCACCGGCACGCTCTACCTGCACGACGACATTGGCCCGATCACGGCCAATGACTGGGGCGGCACCAGCCAGACTTGGAGCGGGATCGGCGACTTCGGAGGGATCAGCAAGCTGGACGAGGGCCGTGATGTCTCGCCCTACGCCGTCGAGCTCATGCTCTCCGGCATTGATGCCGACATCGCCTCGCAGGTTCTGACGGACGACAGCGTGCTGCGCAACGTGTATATCCTTGTGGGCCTGCTTGATTCCGACCGAGCTCTGATCGACGCGCCGCATCCAATGTGGGCTGGCTATGTGGACGACATGCAAGTGGCGGTCGGCACTGAAAGCGTGATCCGGGTGACCTGCGAGAGCCAGCTGGCGGCCTTTGAGAGAGTCAATGGCCGGCTTCAGAATGACGCCGACCATCAGAGCGAATTCGCTGCCGACAAGTTCTTTGAGTACCTGCCGCAAATGCTCGACGCCAAGTTCCGTTGGGGTGGCCGCACGCAGCGCTTTGCCTCTGGCTCAGCTGGCGCGGTGGCAGGTATCGCTAACGGCCTGCGCGGCGAGATTCCCTATCTGCGATGAGCGCCCGCGAGGAGGCCGTCAGGAGCGTCACACGGGCCTTTGGCGACCAACCCTTTGCGTGGGGTAGGCTTGATTGCTGCCAGCTCGCACGGGCCGTTTTTAAGGCTTTCAGGGGCTATGATCCAGCGCCGGGGCTGGTCTATACGACCAAAGAGGAAGCTGACACGCTCATCGAGGCATATGGCGGCCTCGCCGGCCTCTTCACCTATATCCTCGGCGAGCCCATCGACCCCAATGAGACAAGCACGGCGGACGTGCTCCTGCTAAAATTGCCGGGTGTGGGCGAGATCGCTGGCGTGCGCGTTCCTGACGGCGCACTGGTTCCGCTCAAAGTCGGGCTGTATCGGGCGCCGCTGCGCTACGCCCTCGAAGGCTGGAGAATCTAATGGCCACAGCAGTCGCTCAAGCCATAATCGCTGCGCAAGCATACGTTGCCGGCGCGACTGCCGGGATTGGCGCAGGTGGGGTCGCAGCCGGTACGGGCGCCGCAGCTGGATTCAGTGCAAGCACCGTTGCAGCAATCACCACGGCAGCCGCCGTTGCCGATGTGGCGATGGTCGCTTCCTACAGCAAGAAGCAAGAATCCGACGCCCGCAAGGCAGCTGCCTCTGCTCCTCGGGACGTCATGGTGCGCTCCGCCATTGAGCCCTCCAAGATCGTCTACGGACGCGCTCGGGTGTCCGGCCC